AAGAAAAGGTTAAGACGGTTTGGATAGAACAAAGAGAGTTATTCTTAAGAGTAATCGGATGAAAAAGTATTTGCAAAGACAGATACGTTATGATATATTTAATGTGCAGTTTTGAAGGAACAATCCTTCTCCTACAAGATAGGGGATTGGTCAAATGGTATGATAGGGGTCTCCAAAACCTTTGGTGGGAGTTCGATTCTCTCATCCCCTGCTATTTTTTCAAGGAGAAGAAACACTGCAAACCCGCATAAACACTGAATGAAAGGAGATTTTTTGAACATCGTCTTTTTGCAGAAAAATAAAGAGGTAATCAAGAAAGTAATCATAGAAGTTTAGCAAACGCCGTAATGGCGTTATTTTTTTGCTTATTTTTTGGCGGATAACTGTCGGAAACATGACGGTTAGTCCGTCTTTTTTTATGTCAAAATATAATCAGAAAGAGAGGTAGTGCGAATGTTTTCTGATGAAGTTAGAGAAAAAATCTTAAGCAAAGAAGAATTACAAAAACTTGACTTAGTAACATTATCTCTTGTTATCCACGCAATCGAAGAAGTCTTGGAGGAGGTAGAAGATGATAAACAATCCTTATCAGACAACACCTATGATGAATAATAATTATATGCCTATGCAGAATCCATATGCGGATAGAATGAACTTTTTGCAAAATTATCAGCAGAGCTTACAACAGCCAGTGGCAGGGACACAAATGTCCTTAGCAAATCAACAGCCTATGCCGCAGCAGATAGCAAGCATTAATGGACGAATAGTACAGGCAGTTGAAAATATTAATGCAAATGAAGTGCCTATGGATGGCTCAATGGCATTTTTCCCTAAGCAAGATATGTCGGAGATTTATGTCAAGGGTTGGAATGCTGACGGAACAATTAACACGATTGTCTATAAGCCTTATACAGCCCCAAAAGATAATCAGGCAGTAAATTCTATGGCTAATGCAGAAAACGCTAAATTTACCCTATCAGACGAAAGCACACAGCTATTCTTAAATAAGTTTGAAGAGTTATCAGAGAAAATAGGACAGTTAGAAGATAGATTTGATAAATCTTTAGGAACGCAAAGAAAAACTTCGAGAACTCAAAGTAAAGGCGGTGATGAAGAATGAACCCAATTAACATTTTTCAGATGATGAAAGCTGGTCCGCAACAGTTCATACAGCAGATGATGGGAAATAATCAGATTATGAGCAATCCTATGATGAAAAACACTATGCAGATGGCGCAGCAGGGCAATATGCAAGGCATAGAGCAGATGGCTAGAAATTTATGCAAGGAAAAGGGGTTAAATGCAGATGATGTATTTAATCAGATAAAAAGCAGATTTGGTAATTAGCAGCATATTAGATGTCTTTGCAAACTACCTAGGTGACATCTTTATGAATATATTTTTAGGAGGTAACAATATGTTTTCGAATTCAAATTGTGCCAGCGTACCATTAGTCGCTAATATTGACGGCAACGGCAATAACGGCGGATGGGCTGACGGCGGATGGCTTTGGATAATCGTTGTATTCGCATTACTCTTTGGATGGGGCAATGGTGGATTTGGCGGATTTGGCGGTAATAATGGCGGTGGCTATGTTGCGACAGCGGCTACACAAGCTGATATTCAGAGAGGATTTGATAATTCAGCAGTTATCAGCAAGTTAGATGGTATTTCTAATGGACTTTGTGATGGATTCTACGCTATGAACAATAGCATGCTTACTGGTTTTAATGGTATCAACACAAATATCATGCAGACTGGTTATGGCATCCAGCAGGCTATTAACGCTGATACAGTCGCTAATATGCAGAATACAAACGCATTACAGGCACAGCTTGCTAACTGTTGCTGTGAGACAAGAGAAGCTATTCAAGGCGTAAACTACAACATGGCAACTAACACTTGTGCTTTACAGAACACAATGTGCAACAACACAAGAGATATTATCGACAGCCAGCAGGCAGGAACGAGAGCTATCCTTGATTTCTTAACAAATGATAAGATAGCAACACTTACAGCAGAGAACAACGATTTACGCAGAGCCGCATCACAGGATAGACAGAACGCACTTCTTACAACTCAGATGGCAGCTCAGACACAGCAGATTATCAACTCTGTAAATCCTACGGCTATTCCAGCTTATGTTGTGCCTAATCCTAATGCTTATGCTTATGGATGTGGTTGCAATACAGGATGTGGCTGCTAAAACTGAATAATTGAGTATCTTAATTGAGTTTAACTCGATTATGTCTGCTATGCAGTATTACTTATAATCAAAGGGCAGGCTATAATGTTTGCCCTTATTTTAATTATCTGGAGGTTTCTAAAATGGAAGAATTAAAAAATAAGTTTATAGAAGCAATTAAAAGCATAGATTTTAATAAGCTTAATATCTATGAATTAAAAACTGTATCAGAAATTTCTGATACAGTAGATAAGATGGCAAAGAAAGATTATACAGAATTGCTTAAAGAGTCTATGGTTTCAATGGGAGTAAAAACTTCAAAAGAAGAGAAACCTAAAACAATAGAAGAAATGAAATAAGGAGGTTTTTATTATGGCTGAATTTTCAAATGTTGCAACACAGACAGTTGCGGTAAACGGAAATGTATTATTTACAGATGCACCAACATCTGTATGCAACAAAGGATATATTTCGCACAGAACAGGAAGCGGATTAATCAACCTTAAAGGTGCTACTAACACTTGCAAAGCAAAGTACAGAGTAGAATTTAATGGAAATATTGCAGTACCGACAGGTGCTACAGCAGGTCCTATATCCCTTGCGATTGCGATAGAGGGCGAACCAGATTTATCAGCACTTGCAATTTCAACACCGGCGGCGGCAGAAGCATTTAACAATGTTTCTATGGCTACAGATGTATGGCTTCCTTGTGGTTGCTGTCAGGCAATCTCTGTTAAGAATACATCTACACAGGCTATTAGTGTGGCTAATGCAAATATCACAATCAACAGAATAGGTTAAGAAAGCGAGGTAAACAACTATGCATATTGAAAGAATACACAAAATGGTTGAGTGCCTTACCGAAAAGACACTATCTGAACTTGATAAGGGCATTGAAAATGTAAATGTTGAGGAAATGTCAGAAGCTGTGGATATGATTAAGGATTTATGCGAAGCTGAATATCGTGCAGTTATCGTTAAGTCTATGAAAAAAGCTGATGAAGAGGAAGAAGAGTACGATAAAGAGCTTCTAAGGAGCCTTAAGGCTGAATATGGCGAAGAAAGCGGCAGAAGATACTATGACCACTACCGCTATGCAAATGGCAGATTTGCCCCAAAAGGCAAAGGAACATACCGCAGAGGATATGAAGAACCGCCTTATATGCACATGTACCCAGAAGCAGAGCATATGAGAGATATGGATAGGGATTATGGCAAGATGTATTATACAGAGCCAATGAACGAAAGCAGCTATGACAGAGCAAAGAGAAACTACACAGAGACTAAGGAAATGCACAAGAATAACACGCCAGAGGATAAAGAACACAAGATGAAGTCACTTGACAGCTACACTAAGGAACTTGCAAGCGATATTACAGGTATGGTGGCTGATATGTCGGCAGAAGAGAAGAACTTGCTTAGAACAAAGTTAAGTACTCTTGTATCTAAGATATGATTTTAAGGGCTATGAGTAGCAATATTCATAGCCTGTTTTATTCAGAAAGGAGCATACAGATGATTTTTAATATTAATGGCACAATGTGGCGAGTACAATATGAAAATTCAAATTCGGGTGAATTAAAGCGGTCAGACGATGTTTCTGTGCTAGGTGTGACTGATAGAAATACATATACAATTTATCTGTCAAACGCCTTGCGTGGATTTATGGAACGCAAAGTGCTGATACATGAAGTATGCCATGCAATCTGTATGTCCTATGATGTGTATTTGCCTATCGAACAGGAAGAAATATTGTGTGATTTTGTAGCAACTTATGGCGATGAAGTATTTGACATTGTTGATATGGTGCTTGGAGCAGTTAGGAGAGTGGGATGATGAGTATTGATGAGTTATTAAAGATAATTCAAAAGACTAATCCGACTATGACTAAGGAAATATTAATATATGAACTTAGTCAATGCCGGTATTCAAGTAAGGCATTGATTTATACAGAAAAATGTTGTATTGACAGTAATGCTTAAAAATGCTATTATTTAATAGATGTAAACAATTGATAATTAATATATCATTTTACCTTAATAGAACCATAGTGGAAAGTTGCATTGATACATTTTTGTATAGGTGCAACTTATTTTATTTTAGAGGTTTTATTATGAGAGTTGTAAGATTAAAAATGTATCAAGAAATGGCTAGATTCAATAATCCATCAGCGCCAAAAGGTGCAGATTGCTACCCTTTGCCACCATTTAGCACAGTTAATGGGTTTATTCATTCAATGTGTCAATGGAAAAGGTATCATAAATTAGATTTTTTTGTTACTGGCAAAGGAATTTATAATACTAAGGTGCAAAAAGAATGGTACGGTGGCTATAATTTCAACAAAATTAGCAATGAAATGCTTAATCGTTGGGATGTCATAACAGATAACGCAAACGGAAGTCATACGGGTTGGGTCAATGCAGTTAAATATCATTTGATGTTGGTTGATTTATATACAACTATATACATTAAAACTACTGACAATGACATAGATGATATATACCATGCGTTACTAAACCCGCCAGTATATCCGTCATTAGGTGAGTATGGTGATTTATGCAAGATTGAAGCAGTAGATATTGTAGAACTTAAGGAGCTTGACAAACCTATATCAGCTCCATTAGATACGCAATCTTATATTCCTGTTAATAAAGGCAATTTCGCAGGAACTATATATAGAATTAATAACAAATATGAAATTATCAAAGGTTTTAGGCGATTCCAGAAAGTTCCTTGTTACTTAGTGGATAAAGGACAGGAAGTTGTTAGTAATCTTTTTGATGACGATAAACCGATTGTTTTTATAGATTAATTTAAACCCCACGGAATATAATGCAACTTTTTTGCTACCTCCGTGGGGTTCTCTTTTATATTCGCAATTTCGTTTTTGACAATTCCCAAAATTGGTTCAGATTTCATTCAAATCCTACTCTAAAAATTGAAAAAATTTTCTCATAAAATATAATGTGAAATTTTTGAAACCCCCGTCATATGCAATTTTGAAATCCAAAAATCGGTTACACAGAATTTCAATTTTTGCTCCCGATTTTGTTCAGATTTGCCCTGAAAAATTGATGAAAAACTTTAGAACTTTAACAAGCTAAAGTGTACAGCTGATTCTTTACGCTTGTAGGTGTGGCTTACAATTTCGGCGTTATGGTTTTGTGTTTTGCCCTGTGTGGCGGTTTTATTGTGTCGGTGTAGATTTATAAGCCTACAGAACGAAACAGCCTTAAAATGTTTTTAAATGCGTTGTGCAAATGGGTATAATATGCCCTTGCAAGTTGTGGAAGCTGTCGCCAGTTCTGGAAAATCCACCAGAACGCACGCTGCCCCAACTGGGTACACTTGTACACCTAAAAAGGCACAAAAAGCCTTATATATAAGCATAGCATTATTATATTATTTTTTCAAGGTACGCAAAGAAAAGCATATAAATATATGCTAATGCTTGCGGCTGGAATCGAACCAGTCAAACCACAGCAAGCCAAAAAGGGCGCAGATTGTACGCCCTTATTCAATATATTTTTTGTAATGTTCTGGAAATTTGAAAATTCTTTCTCTTCCTATGTTCTTTGGTTTAGATGAAAATCTTTCTAATCTTGTTGAGCTGCTATTGACGTCTAAATCTAAATCATTGTAACACTGTTCGCACTCTAAACGCACTATCCAATTAAATGAGCCACTATCATATTGATATAACATAGCTTTAGCCTTTGGATAGGCTTTTAAATAATTTTCAATAGATTGAAATTGTAAAGCAGTTTCTTCAAGTTTCGAATATCCGTCAATTTTTAGCCAATGTACATATTTCACGGCACCACCTCCATATATTTATTATTTGCCATTTGGCAAAAATCCGTCGCAGGGATTCGAACCCTGCCGACCGCCTGAACGGATGACGAAAAGAATTAATATTTTTCTGGGCTTGTTACTTTGTCAAAACCAAAATAAAAATATGCATTGCTTGCCCTGTTTGCCTTGTCCGCTGTAGCCTTGTCAATTTCGCAATATCCTATTACCTCGTGATTCCTCCATATAGCATACTTTTTCAATGGTTTCGTGTCGTCAACTATAAGAAAATGCCTATTTTCAAAAAATAATGTTGTACCATATCCAGGCAAGAAAGCACTTTTGATTGTTTTGTCTATTATTTCCTTTTTGGTGTAATCAACGATATAATTTGTTTTGTAATCGTTCGGTATTCTTTCCCATTCTTCCCTTGTTAAAATGTGCAAAACGCTTTTATTTTCGTCTGATAACTGTATTTTTTTCATATAAATACCGCCTTTCAATTTTATTATCCTCTTACGAGGTAAAAGCAAGCCGGGGAATCGAACCCCGGAAAAGCCAACCTTGCTAATTATGCTAAGAGCTGCAAAAGCTCCGCGCGCTTAGTCTGTATTAATTCCTTTGCTTTCATAAAATCAACCGCGCCGCTTGTCATATATTCGATATACTTCGCAGCGCTGATATATGCGTCAAATTCTGCCTTGTATGCTTCATCGAAGGCATTTTCTAATTCTTCGCTTTCTGGCTGTTCTGTCCATCTGCTTTCTGCTTCGTCTGCGACTTTTTCCAGTTGTTCCAACTTCTTAATCTTTTCAAGTAAAATCTTCATAATTCATACCTCCTTATTAATATGTTCAATCTTGAATCTGTTGCGTGTATCTTTCGGAATAACTAAATTAACAAAATCTTCCGCCAAAACTAAGGTATCAAATTGTGCCACAATTTTTTCTTTAGGACTTTCAAATTCACTGAAATATTGTGTTTCTATAACTTGCCAATTCATATTTAATCCTCCTTATTCTGTAATCCTTTCAAATATATCTATTGTTTTGCGTGCGTTTTCTCTCTTCTTTTCAGCCGTATAACTATGGCGGTGGCTCTTTAATGCCTTTCTTGCTGTCTCTATGCTATTAACTCCCCACGCTGCGGCTTCTCTTAATAACTCAACCTCTTCTTTTGGCAACTTAATAGCTCTTAAAGTGTCGGAGTTGATAGAGTAATCATCTTTAATTCCTGGATACAAATCTTGACAGAGTGGAATGTATTCATCACTTCCCATATTCTCGCCGATATTCCATACATAAAAACCGAATGGAATCTTTTCAACTATCTTATAAATATCTGTTTTCCATAATGTTTCACTTGTAATTGTGTCACCCTTAACTTCAAATCTCATAATCTTGCACCATTTCGCCGACCGTGATATAATCGGCTTACCTTTCTTTTTTTTGATTGGTGGCGGTTCGTTCTTGGTAGGAGTGACCGCCTTTTATTTATGCTCTTATTATAAAGCTATCGTTATATAATTACAAGTCGCAAAATGCAACAAATATATAAAGCTATCTATATATTTTTATTGTGCAATATGTATAAAGCTATCTATATATAAATATATAACGCTACTATATAATAAAGTTATCTTTATATTTATATTGACTTTAATATAACGCTACTATATAATAAAGTTATCTTTATAAAAGGAGTTGATTTGATGGCAGTATCTAAAGCACAAGCAAGAGCTATAAAAAAATATGATAATAAAGCATATTTTAAAAGCCTTGTGAGGTTTAAAAAGGAAGATGAGGAACGAATCAGGGCGGCGGCAGGCGATAGCCTTAATGGCTTTATTGTGGCGGCCGTAATGGAGAAAGTGCAGGAAGTAGAAAGGGTGAAAGCTCCAACCTGTACAAGCTCCGACGAATGAATGAATATTTATATTCTGATGAGTTAAAAGAAGAGCTATTAAACAATTAATATTTAGGCGGTGTATATTTGTTATACATCGCTTTTTAATGCCTATTGATTAATTATATTTATTGTGTTATTATATTGCTAATAATTAAATATATAAGATTTACACCCGATAATATTAATATTGTTATCGGGTTATTTTATGTTATTAAATATATAATAATTAATTAGCTGGAGCAGATCCAGCAGAAAGGAGAACAAACATATGGAGAAATTACAAGGAACACCAGATACACCCGAAGTATTTCAGAATGACATAGAGCTTTATTTGTCGCAGTTTTGCGAAGAGCACAACATCGAAGACATGACCAAAGAGCCACAAAGCAGATGGAATGCTGCCCTAATGTATATTAATAAATATGTCTTTAGTGATAAAAGTATATTAAAGTTAAGTAATAATATTAATAAAAATAACACTAGCTGCATAATGGATAGTAATTTTTATATGTATGATTTAGATAAATTAGAGTATATATTATATATATATTATTATTTATGTTCTGTATATGATAAAGAATGCAGTATAATGGGATATAGTTTATTAACAGGCATTAATTATGATACATTAATGGACTGGGGAGCAGATGAGAGAAAACTAAGTACAAAAGGCTTCGATATCGTGCAAAAACTGCGTATTTTTCGTGAAGAAAGTCTATCAAACAAGCTCGCAACCGGCAACAAAAACCCTGTCGGCATCCTTGCAATACTTAACAGACATTATGCGTGGAATCTTCCCGGTGTCAGCAGAGAAAGCACCGCAAAGGTCATTAAAACAGCCGCAGACCTTCCACAGCTCGGACCATCTGGAAACGCTCAAGGCTCTAATGTTCGTCAAATTGCACAACAAGAAATCATTGTGCAAGATGTACAAGAAATCCCACAAAGCCAGTAAACAAGCGGATTCTAGCGTTTTGACTTTTGATAACAGCATTTCGCTAAATTAGACTTTAGCGAAATGATAAAACAGAACATTTGAACGGTAAAAGCACGACAAAACCAGTAAATAAGCGGATTGACAGCGATTACATGATAATTATTTATTGCGTAATCGCTCCGCTCTTGCTGATTTCATTGTGCATTATTCACAAACGCAGGGCGTGGGGGTTATATATGCACGCATTGCACGCCCAACTAAGTCGCTCAAATATTCTCAAAAATAAAAAGGCTTATTATATATATTTATATATACATAACCAACCAATAATAATTTATTAAACTATATACAATAATCACTATATTTATTAATATATAGTTCTGATAATAACCCATATAATATAATCAATAAATCTACTGTACAAATCTGATAGATAGGTGTATAATAGACACATCTTAATTATTCATAAGATATTCAATGAATACACACATCAAAACGGCTGGTTCAGCCGAGTAAATTCCAAAAAATTTTAAAAAATAAAAAAGAGTTAGGAGTTAAAAATGCAGGGTGCAGAGTATCAGATTTTAGCTATGCGCACCAATGATAAAAGGTCTACAAATAGGCTTCTGAACAAAATTAATGATTTAAAAATAGGCAATCGCGGTGAAGATACGCCAGAGATTGAATTAGGTGGTGTTCTTAATGCTGCATTAGGTTTATCTGGCGAGGTTGGAGAACTTAACGACATGCTCAAGAAATGGGTTTTCCATGAAAAACAATTAGATGTTGAACACTTAAAGCGTGAAATCGGCGACATATATTGGTACTTAGCTTTAATATGCGATTCATTTGAGTTTAATCTTGATGAAATCATGCAGATTAACGTTGATAAACTGAAAGCAAGATATCCAGAAGGATTTGACACCTATAGAGCCAATCATAGACAGGTAGGTGATGTTTAATGAGCGATATTTCATATCCATTACCTTGTATTAATTGTGCAAGTAGACTTCAGTCAGAATACGCATGTAATAATTGCATACATAACGGTGCTAAGAGTGATGATAAGTTTGATAATTTTATTCCACTTAAAGATGTTGCACCTAGCGTCAATGAAAAACCGGTAAATGACAATGTTAATCATCCGAGCCATTATGAGACTGGTAGCTTTGAATGTATAGATGTTATGTTGGAAACACAGGGCAAGGAAGCCGTTAAGAACTTTTGCTTATGCAATGCTTTTAAGTATATTTACAGACATAATAACAAGAATGGCTTAGAGGATATTAAAAAAGCTAAGTGGTACATTGACAAGTACATAGAATTGTCAGAATAGCCGTGTCGGTCAATAAAAGTATAATGGCTACAAAGGATAGTACACTGCGGTTTGTGGCGAATATATACCGAGAATAGCCACTTAATGCACCATAGCCAAGCGGTAAGGCACAGAGCTTTGACCTCTGTATGCGTCGGTTCGAATCCGACTGGTGTAGTTCGTCTTACTTTTATCGTAGACTACCATCAAACTGTTTTGCATTTTAAGGTAGTCCTCCTTTCATGTACCTCTTTGGATTTTGTTCAGTTAAAAGCGGTGCAAGACCGCTTGAGAGGGCTTGGCGTGTATATACACAGTCATGTAAAAACCAACTTGTCAAGAACACTCCTTACGAAAATACCCCTAATATTTTATTATTTTTGTTCTTGTTTCTTGATAGCCGTTACAGGCGGTATTTGCCGATATGGGATAAAGGTATTCCAGTAGCTTGCTAAGCTATCCAACAGAAATGTTGTTCGTGTTCAAGTCACGATGTCGGCGCTAACTTACGACAGGGGTTAACCTTGCCGTAAGCGGTAGAAAGTCCGCGTGAAATTGTACAAAGTAGTGGCAAAAGCAATTTCAAAGTGGCAGCAACCACTACTGCTACCACTTTTCGGATAGTAGTTCAGTTGGGAGTAACACTTGATTTATTCAAGTAGTCACAGGTTCAAGTCCTGTCTATCCGATTACAACAAACTAGGTGATGCAGACCGAAAAGCACAAGCCTTAGTGCCTGTTTGTTGTTTTGCTAATAAGGCTATTATCAGAAAGGCGGGTAAATATGGCAAAATTAATTAAACATCGTTCAATCGGAAAAATAAGAATGGAGCTTGTAGATTATGTGCTGAATTGCACAGATGATGAATTGTACGAGCTTTGTGGTGCTGTTTCAGAGCTTGGAGGTGTAACATCTTGGTCTTGTGATGAATGTCAAAAACGATTCAAGCCTGATTGTAGCTTTGACAGTGACGAATCAAGATGTAAGAAACATTTCTTTGAGATGAACAAGCCGGAATAATATTGGTAAAATCAGTTGCCTAGTGATTGCAACACGAAAAGCGGAACCGTGACCGCCTGACAACTGTTTTTATATAAATCGCGGAATCAATTATCAGTACGGAGGTAATTTATGAATTTTAACGAACTTTTTGTAGATAAATCAAAGACACTTATCATAAATACTGATTTAGCACTTGTTTTAGGAGATTTAAACGAAGCAATAGTGTTAAATCAATTAAATTATTGGCTAGGAATTAACAAAAAAGCCGGTAAAAATTTTATTGACGACAGATATTGGGTATATAACTCATACAGCGATTGGAAAGCTAAAGATTTTCCGTATTGGAGTGAAAAAACGATACAGAGAACATTTACAAGGCTTGAAAATAAAGGAGTTGTTGTATCTGCTAATTATAACAAATTGGGTATTGATAAAACAAAGTGGTACACAATAGATACGGTACAGGTATCACAGTTGCTACAAAGACAGAGTACGGACCACCTATGAAGATGTCAACATTTGCTTCCGAGGTTGTACTTCCATCATACGAGAATATGGATAGCACATTCGTATATGAGGTTCATAGTGAAGAGTAGGGGGTGCAACTATGAAATATCCATATATAGTGATTCATAACGGAAAATGGTATAACGCAGGCGAAGAAGTTCCCGAAGAGGGGGCTTTTTTAGGTTATAGCAAGACAACCATTAATCGCATGTCTACATCTGATTTACAGGCTTTTGCCGCAGAACAAGGTATAGGCAACGCAGAAGAACTTACAGGAGCAGAGTTAAAGAAACTGTTAATTGAGAAATTAGGATTATAGGAGCTAAATTATGGAATACACCACATTAGAGCAAGTTAAAATCAGACTTAAACAATTTCATATTGATACAGTCACAAATGATGATGATACGACATCTGATGTGGTAGTGTTCGATAACAAAGAAGATAATCCAATAATCGAACAGCTTATTAAACAGGCTACAGAAGATGTAAAAGCAAGAAGAAATTACCCTGACAGCTACACAGATGAAATGATAACCGAGGACTTGAAGAAATTTGAGAGTGTTATTATTAATCTGGCTGTCTACGACCATTCACAGGCAGGTGAAGCATTTATGGCAAGCTACAATGAGAATGGTGTCAACAGAACTTGGAGAGATAGAGACAGCTTATTTGTTGGGGTATTTCCTTTTGCTAAGGTTTTATAGAAGATTGTGCGTTACCAATACGGTAGCAGGCGGCACACATTAAGGGTGGTGGGCGGTGTGCCATTATTAATTATGAAAGGCGGTATATCAATGCCAATAGCAGTAATTATAAGCATTATTTCAGTTGCTTTTTCCGTCTTTTTCGGACTGTTTACGTTGGGATTTAATCTTAAGAACAACAAAAAGTCTGACAATGCAGAACTTACGGAGCGTGTAAAGGAAAATACACGCATAAATATGAAACTTGACACAATATCAGGCAACACAACAGAGATAAAAAATGAAGTTATAGAAATGAGAAAAGAACTTAATTCTCATGATAACAGGATTATTAAGGTTGAGGAAAGTGTAAAGTCGGCACACCACCGAATAGACGGATTGGAAGCACGACTTAATGAAGATAAGGAGGTATAGCAGAATGGATATAACATCGGTAACAACAGTTGTAGCAATCGTTGTAATAACATATCTGATAGGCTTAGGAGCTAAGGCAATTCCACACATTAAGGATAATTACATTCCTATAATCGTAGGCATTGCAGGCGGTGTCTTAGGTGTTGTAGGTATGTATGTAATACCGAACTTTCCGGCAAATGACATTCTTAATGCGATAGCAGTAGGAATTGTGTCCGGATTATCAAGCACAGGTGTTAATCAGATTTATAAGCAGGTAAAGAACAATGCTTGACATTAATAAACAGGCTATGAAGTATTCACTTCAAGGGCAGACAGTAACTATCTATGAAAGAGATGATGATGGCAATATCCTTTATGAGGGATATACCGATACAGAGGGTAACTTCATTCCTTATCTTGATGATGAGGGAAATAAGATACCCAAAGTCCTTGAAGAAAAAACAGGTTTTTCAGAGCCAGTCGATTTCAAAGCAAACATATCGTTCAGTGGTGGAGAAGCGCAAAGCAAGGAATACGGCTTTGATACCGCTGATTTTGATGCTATTTTGCTGACAGATAGGAATACATTACCTATTCAAAAAGGCGACCTTATATGGCTTGATAGCAAACCTACATACACATCTGACAGTCTTGTTGATGAAACATCAGCGGATTTCACGATTGTAGGCATTAAGCCGGCATTATATTCAACTAAGTATATGCTTAAAGCAGTTGTAAAGTAGGTGCATTATGGCAAGACATACAATTAATATATCCTTGTCTGAAAAGTCCGTAAATGAAGCTATCAGACAGTTACAACAGTATAAGAACTGGCTTATCAAAAAAACTTCACAGCTTGTCAAAGAACTTGCAGAAGTTGGAATACCTGTCATTGATGAAAATATGGCAAAAGCTAGCTATACATATGATGAGAAAGGTGTTCGTAGCGGTTCAGACACAAGCCATCACAGTTATGTTGAAATGAAATCCGCAGGAGAATATGTTGAAGCAAAATTAATTGTAGAGGGCAAAGAACTTATGTTTATAGAGTTCGGAGCTGGCGTATTCTACAATGGAGCGGCTGGAAGTAGTCCACACGACAAAGGTGCTGTTAATGGTATGATTATAGGCTCATACGGCGAACATCACGGCGTACAAAAAGTGTGGGGTTACTATGACGATGACGGAAACTTGGTTCTTACACACGGCGTAGAAGCGCAAATGCCTGTTTATAAGGCTGATATGGAAATCATACAGAAATATGTTGAGGTAGCAAGGAGGGTGTTTAGTTAATGGCAAATGCAAACGATTGGGCGATAGACCTTGAAAACACAGTCACAGCACTTGTCAAGGCTAAAACCCTAACACAACTTAAAAAAACATATCCAAAGATAGTTATAACCAACGAGGGAGAAAACAGCGGTCAAGCAGTATTCCCGACAGTATACATTCATTTACTGCCAGCAGTTGAACAAGGACAAACGCTTGATGGACAGACAATAAATGCAATGTTAGCGACATTCCAAGTAGATGTTACAACCAACACAAGCAAGTCTGACTGCCGCAAGGTTATGGCAGTAATTACAGATACATTTAAGACAATGAGATTTCAAGGTAACGCAATGCCGGAATTTTCAATCAATAACAAAGTACATAAGAGTACTGCTAGATTCAGAAGAATGATAGCGGCAAATGACAGATTAATGTAACAAAGAGCAGAAATGCTCTTATTTTTTTGCAAATTTTTAGGAGGTAGACAAGGCAATGGCAAGTACAAGTTATAAAGCTAGAGTTATCTACAAAAGCAAATGGTGGATTTCTTGATACTGGTGATTTGTTTGTTGCAAGAGAAGCAGGACCAGAAATGGTAGGCACGATAAATGGAAAAACAGCAGTCGCAAATAACGACCAGATAACACAAGGTATTAAGCAAGCTGTTATCGAGGGCATGTCAGAAGTGTTTGCTAATGCAAACATAGGTCAGCAGAATGGAAACATTGTTGTACAGATTGACGGACAGGAAGTGTTCAGAACAACACAGAGATATGCCAATCAGTATACAGCTATGACAGGACAGCCAGCATTTAATATTTAATAAATAAAAAGGGCTGTCAGCCCGACAACTGACAGCCAAAAGTTACAATACCACTTAAACAAGCAGTACAAATATTATATAACACTAATTGAATTAACGCAATAGAAATATTAAGGAATGTATCAGAAATAGCTGAAAAGGAACAGGCTATGCACAAAGCTAATGATATTTCAGCGATTAAGGCAGAATTAAAGGCACAGGAAAC